TTCTGCGCGTAGTAGTTCTGCGCTGCACCGGGCTGCGCGAGTTGGTTATTGAGGCCCTGATAGGTCTGCTCGAAGGCGCCGACCTGGGCGAGGCCACCGGCATTCTGCGCGTAGTAGTTCTGCGTCTGGTTGTTGCCAGCGAGAGCGCCCTGATAGGCGCCCGCCTGCTGCTCGAAACCGCCCTGTTGACCTAGCATCGGCGCGACCTGGCTGTATGCGTTTTGGCCAGCCCCTGGCTGCGTGAGACCGCCGACCATCTGGTCGTAGTAGGACTGGTTCGGCATCTGGTTAAGCAGCGCGCCGCCGGTCTGGTTGAATGCCTGCTCGCCCTGGCCCGGGCTCGCCAGACTGCCTCCCTGGCCGAAAAGCTGGTTGTACTGGCTGGTCGCCGGGCCGAAGTAGCCCTGCGCCTGCGAATTTTGGCCCATGAGCCAGTCGCGGTTCTGGGCACCGAAGCCGAAAGCCTCCTGGGCGATGCCGTTCAGGGAAGACGTGTTGTACGACGGCATGGTGAAGCCTCCGCTGGTTCCGGTCGCGGTGGTGGAACCTGAGCGATCGGCTGGTCCATTGGGCGACCCCGGCGGCCCGGTCGGCGTGTAAGCGTTCGGCGGCGTGTAGTTGATTCCGCCGGGTGCGTTGTCGATGGCCTTCTGGCCGGTCGCGCCGCTGAACTTGTCCGCCGCCGCACCTCCGGCGTAGTACCCGATCGGGCCGCCGTATGCGCCGCCGACGAAGCGGCCAACGTCGCCGATCAGGGTTTGGCTGATGTCCGGCTGGAGGCTCTGCTGGTGCGCGAGCGGGGAAAACCCGCTGCCGGCGCCCATGGGCTGCGCCGATGGGTTACCGCTGGTCGCGTTCTCAAATCTCGCCCCCTGTCCGGCGGCGCCGGCCTCGTAGGCTTGCCCCACGGCGTTCTCCGTGGCCGCCATCTGCGCTGGCGACTGCCAGCGCTGGAGGGTCGGATACCAAGTGTAGCCGGGACCGGGCGACGGCGAGGTGGGGATAAGGGCGCTGCCGGTGTTCGGTACGCCAGGCCCGCCGGCGGCCGAGTTCTGCGCTGAGGGGTCGGTGTTCCATCCCATCAGATCACCGTCCCTTGGAACGCGTACGCCCCTGCCGGAGGCGTGACGGGTGCGCCGCTGAAATTCTGAAACCTGATCTTCAGCGTGTCGTTGCCGTCGCACCAGCAATCGACCACCAGTCCCGCCGGGGGCGCCGACGGCCAGGCCACAAAGGTAGGCATGCCCTTCCGCAGCCCGACCACGACGGCGGTCGACACGTCGCCTCCAGATTGCGCGACGACATACACCGCCGCCGTGCTTGCCGGCACCGAAGCCGGGGCAAACGTGATGGTGCCCCACTTCGGGCGCTCCCAGATTTCTCGGAAGAAGCGGCCTCGGTCGAGGTCGTTCCACGTCTCGCGGGGCCGCGGCGCCGTCCAGTTACTCACTGAGCGGCTCCCAGTTCTCGATCATCTTCGTGATCGCCACGTCCGCCGTGCCCGAGTACCGCACGCGGTACTGCCGGCGCCGGTAGATGCCGCCCGGGTACCAGTCCTTGAAGGACGAGTAGTCCCCGGCAATGCCGAGGTCGATTTGCTGTGCGCTGGTCCAATCGCCGTCGTCGTCCTTCTTGCTGACATCGAGGTACGACGGCAACATTGCAGGCTGCGACGTGGTGCCGCGCTTCAAGAAAAACCTCACCTTGCCGCAGCGCTTGCGCCCGCCATATCCCTGGTCGAGGCGGTTGGTAACGCGCTCGGCGGCGATCGGCAGCGCGGGGCCGCTGTCGGACTGGCCGTTGTCGTCCAGCGTCCAGAGGTTCTCGAACAGTGGGTCACCGACGATGTGCAGATTGCCGGCGGGCCAGTACGTGTAGCAGGACAGCCGCAGCGCCGCGTAATCGGCGATGTTGTCCCAGCCGCGCCACTGGAACCACTTCTTCTTGATCTGGTCGTAGACGTACGCCTTCCCTTCGGTCGGGAACACCCACACCAGCAGGTCCCAGTACGATTCGCGCAGGCGGAAGCCGAAGCAGTCGCTCACCGTATTGAGCTGCCGGATCAACTTGTTGACGTCTTGGCTGATGGTCTCGCGGAAGCGGGCATCGGACAGGACGAATTGGCGCGTCTCGTCCATCCAGGCGAACCGCGTGTCGGTGCGGATGACCGAGTAGGGCGCCGCGCACCCCGTCGCCAGGGCCGCGCTGGTGGCGAACGGCAGCAGCGGGTCAGCGCCGATTCCGAACGCCTGCACCGTGCGCGTGCCGAACGCGAACACCTCGCGCAGGTTGGCGCCCAGCGCCACCACTTGATCAGGGTCGGCGTCGGCGGTGTTGAAGTTCAGCGGGTTCCAGGTGACGTGGTTCGTGTCGCCCAGGTTCGACCAGAAGATCTGGCTGTTCGTCCCCGGCAGCGCTGCCTGGTTCGCCACCAGGTAGTTCGCCAACCCCACGACGTGCGTGGCCGACAGCGGCGGCTGGTTGGTGCCGAAGACGTAGGCGGCGATCCTGCTCGTCAGCGTGGCGACGTTGCCCGTCCAGATTTGCAGCTGCCCGCCCCCGGCGATCGTCAGGCGCTGGCTGTCTTCGGCGAACGTGACCTGCGTCGCGCTGCCGTCGAGCTGCGTGGGCGCCGTGGCATCGGACAGTGCCGTGACCACGTTCGTGATCAGGTCCAGCGCCCAGATGGTCCGGTCCTTCCGGACGTACACCAGGTAGTCGCGCTGGTTGAACACACTGCGCCACACGTAGGCGCCGATGACGCCGGTGTTTGTTCCGGTTGACCGGCTGTAGAATCCCGGGTTCAACGCCGTGTTCACGATGGCCGGGCGGCGGCGCACGGTGTCGTTGCTGTCGACCATCCAGTTGATCGCTAGACGCGCCGCGCCGGGCGAGTCGTCCGCACTCGCCTTTTGGCCTTCGTCCATGGGGATTGCTGCTTCAGGCATGCCCGCACCGCAATCTTTGCACACCTCGCAATAAATGCGTAGCACTGAACGCGTGATCCTCTTGCGGGAATATCAGCAAGGTGCGACGTTTATCTTGCAGGCCAGTCACCGGCTTAATTACCCGGAGATGGCGTTGGCGTCCCCGACGCCCGGCCTGCTTAACAAGGGGACGAGATGAAGGGACGACATCACCATGACCACGAAGAACCTGTTCCGCTGCCTCTCGATTTCCGCCATGCTGCTCGCCGGGTGCGGAGTAGCCAACGAAGACGCTGTCACGCAGGGAGCGGATTCGGCTGCCTCGCCGCTTGTCGGTGTCTGGTACAGCGTGCCGCCAAGCACAACGGAGCCGCAGTGCTGCAATCCCATCCGAGCGCGCGCGGTCGTCAGCGTTGATGGCGCCGGCGGCTACTCCATGCAGATCAGCCGAGTTGAGACGCCGACCGAGCCGCTGCACGTGCTCACTGGCTCTCTTGATCCTGACGGCCGGCACCTCGACGATGCCGTCACCATCGACGGACAGCCCGGCCACGTGTATGGCTTCGCCACGATTGACGGCGCGCGCATGTTCATTGGCGTGCGAGACACCAACGACGTGTACAACGCCAGCGAGACCTGGGTCTTTCTGCGCACAGAGTAGCGTCATATTGCGACCACGCTTCCCCGGTCGACCTCGACGAACACCGGCGTGACGGCATCGATGCACAAGAAGGTGATGGCGACCTGATTGCCAGTGGCCGGTGATACTGCCGCCACTCTGTAAGCGGCGGAGAATGCCCACGTCACCGCGCCGCCCGAGTTGTTCGCGCAAACCACCGTGTGAAGCGATCCCTGATAGGCCGCGTTGGCGGCCGGCGCAGTCACCGTGATCGTGATTCCGCCGGCCGTTCCGACAACGCGGTGGTACCGGTAGATCGTGTTCGTTACCGTGTACGCCGACGTTACCGCCACGTTCGTTGTCAGATAAGGTCCGGAGTCTCCGTAGGCCCCACCCTGCGGCGGCGCAATCACTGACGAGCGCGAAACGTTGGCCGGGAATGTCGTTGACAGCGGTGGAGCAATGGCAGTGATCACCGGGTTTCCGCCGGTGGTCGTGTACAGCGTCCCGAGCGATATCCCCAGCCCGCCCGCTGCTCCGCCTATCATCGTCACGTCCGCGCCGGATGTGGTTACGCCCAGCGGACCAAAATACGTGGTTCCGATCGAGATGAAGCTTCCGGTTCCGCCTGGGAGGGACACGCATGTGCCACCGACAACGGTCGACGCCCCACAGGACATCGAACCGCCGTACATCGACGCTGTACTGGTCTGCGTGAGGCTCAGGCAGAACGACGATGCGTTGTTGTCGGTCGTTATTGACGTGTTCAGCAAGAACAGCCCAGACGAGCTATTGGTGACGGCGACCCCGGTTCGGTGCTTTGTCACCGCGCACGATATGAATGATGATCCTGAGCCGGTAACCATCGACACCGCTGTGCCGCTGGATGACGTTGAAGCCGTAAGCCCCAGGTTGACGAACGACACGGTGACAATCCCGAGCGCCATCGTGAAAATGCCGCCGGTAGAGCTGGAGTTCTGAATCACGCTTCCGGTGGGGCCGGACCCCTGCAACAGGATGTTCGACTGAGGGATCGCGATTGACTGAGAAATGAGATACGTTCCGGCCGGAAACAGCACGTTTCCTCCGCCGGATGGCACTGCAGTCAGGGCCGACACGATTGCGCCCGTGTCATCAGTGATGCCGTCGCCCTTTGCGCCGAAGTCCTTGACCGACACGAATTCGGTCAGTTTTGATTGAAGGCTGCGTGCAGCCGCCCCAGTTGCGGAGCTTTTGTACGCCCCGTCCGTCCCGCCCAGGCTCAGCGCCAGGTTCGTCGCCATGGCATCGAGGCTCTTCGTCGTCGGCCAGAGCGCGTTCGCCAGAACATCGTTCTCTGCGCGATTACCGTCGACGCGCTCGTAGTCGAACAGCTGCGCGCCGGCCGAGTTGTAGACGATCATGCGCGCGGGCGTCGTCAGGTAGATAGGCACCACTGACTTGCCCGTGGCGTCGAGCTGCACCGGCTGTGTGACCGCCGTCGTCGCCGCGTCGTTGCTGTACACCGTGATCGGCGTCAGCGTCTGCGGCTGATAGAAGCGCACGCTCCCCGACGGCGCGGCGGCGATGCCGTTCAGAGACAGGTCACCGAAAATCTGGGCAGCCATCAGCGGTAGTTCCCCCGCACGCCGTAGCCGTAGGCGTACTGCTGTGACCAGGGGACAAGCTGCACGTTGCCGCGCTCGGTGTCGTCGCCCAGGACGCGGTCGACCTCATCGGACGCCCGCTTGTTGAAGTACGACAGCTTGTCGACGCCCATCGCATACGACGGCGCCAGGCGCGCGCCCAGCGACCACAGCACGGCGTTGAGCCACTTCTGGGGCACGCCCACGGTCTGGGACATGTCGCTCACGTCGCGGACGCGGATGCTGGCGGCGTACTCCAGCGTGTCGCCCGTGTTCGGCGGCACCGGGAACAGGTTCAGCACCATCTGCTCGACGCCGGTCACGTCCAGCGACTTCTCGGGGAACATCCGGTAGACCGGGCCCTGAATGGTGCGGTCGGGCTGGTACATGTACTCGTCGCGGGACATCATCGTGACCTGCGAGCCGACGGTCGCGCCGGCCTGCGTGTAGCGGGCGGGCTCGTCGACGTCGCTCACCTCGTTCGGCAGCAGGTACGAGGCCACGCCAGCCGTGAGCGTCTGTGTGCGCCGCGAGACGTTCCACAGCAGCATCCCGTAGCTGTCCAGCGACTTGAGTACGACGTTCAGCAGGTCGAGCGCTTGGGGGCGCAGATTCGGGTCGACAGACGCGCCCGCGCTGCCGCCTTGGCCGGCGACGCCGATGTCCATCAGCGCCAGGTCGATGAGGCGCTGGCCGCTGAGGTTGAAGGTGCTGGTAGACGAGACGGCCATTATTTAAGCGCCCAGGGATTCCCCTGCTGCTGCGGTTGCGATTGGCCGGGCGCCGCTGCCCACGGGCTGGCGCCTCCCGAGCTGCCACCCGACGGAACGTTCGCGTAGGAGTTGGCCCCTGGATTCGCGAACTGCGACGGGCGCTGAGCCTGGGCGCTCATTTGCTGGGCCATCGCCATGCGCTGTTGATTCATCGCCTGCGCTTGCTGGAATTGCTGAAACTGGTTGCGGTACTGCTGGCCCTGCTGAGCGACGGCCTGGGGGTTCATCTGCGCAGGATTCAGGCCATAGCGGGCTCCGTTCTGCGCGACCATTTGGCCAAACTGCTGCTGGCCCATCATTCGTGGGTCGACGCCCATGCGCTGAAACATCTGGTCGTACGGACTGGTGGGTTGCGCCTGCTGCAGCATCGGCCGTTGGCCTGGTGCGCCGCCGAATCCGTTGGTCGGCGACATTCCTGGAGCGCCGCCCGGCCGGACGAAACTCTGTGGCTGCTGCGGTGGCTGACCGAACCGCTGGGCAAACTGCTGCGGGCCCTGCTGCATTGGCCGCTGCGCAAACTGCTGTGGCCCGCCGCCGCCGAAAAGGCGCGCGTATGGGTTCATTGGGGCATTCATACCGTAACTCCTGGCGGCGCTTGGCTGTACGGCTGGCCAGGAGCAGGCGCGCCCGCGAATGCCTGCGGCTGGTAACGGAACATCGACCCAATGATAGCCGCCGCGGTGGCGTTCCAATGCTTGGCGACATTGGTGACGGCAGGGATGCCGCTGTTCCAGTAGTCCTGGAGGACCGCTGTCGGCTGCGAAAGCTGGTAGGCGAGGCCAGACTGCCCACGCAACATTGCCTCGTCGGTCAGCGGCGTAGCGCCAGTTTCGAACGTCACCGGCAGGCGCAGGCGGTCGAGAATCACCGCCTCCTTCGCCTTGCGGAAGTTGCCAGCCGACTGCGACGACTGAATCGCGGCCAAGTAGCCGGCGGTTGACCAGTCATACGTCGCGCTGCCGTTCTGCGCGGCAGCGACCAGCGGCGAGCCAGCGCGCACCAGCAACAGCGTCGCCATGGCCTTGGTGGGGTCATATGACGGCGCGACGATATTGCCCTGCCCCACCGGCGGCGCGGGCGGGTTAGCGCTGTTGCTGCCGCTGGCAATGCTATAATCGGTCGGCAGCGTACCAGCCGCTCCCATGAAAGCGCTGTTGCTGGCGAAGCCCTGCAGCCAGTTCCAGACGCTCGCCACCTGGGCGCTGAGACCCTCGAAGGCGTATAGGCTGCGCAGGGCCTTGGCGAAGTTGGCGCCGGTGATCATGGTGCCGGCGGGGCTTTGCCCGGGTCCGGAGAAGCCGTCCTGATACTCCCATGAGCCGGACACCGGGAACCAGAACGTCGAGGAGAACGCGACAAATACCTCGCGCGGCGTGTTCGCCGATAGGCCGTTGACCAGTTGGCCGGATTGCGCATCGAAGGCGCCGACCGACCAGAAGGCACGTAGGTCGGCGATCATTGTGGCCAGGCTGACGGCGGGAGAGGCGGTGAAAAACCCGCCGCCGGTGGTCAGCGAGCCGTAGGTACCGTTGCCGGCCGTGGTCAGCAGCTCATTGAAGAACTCCAGCGCGATCAGTTGCGACGGGAAAAACAACTGATCGCAGTTCGCCGTCGCCGGGCTTCCGTTGAAGGCCGCAACGGCGCGAATTATGGCGCCCGTGTAGAGCCTGGTCGTGCCGGCGCTATTGGCTGCCGTGAAGCCGCTCGCCCAGAATGACCCGCTTGACTGGATGTTTCGCAGGTAGGTCGCTGCGGCCTGTGCGCTCGTCAGGTAGGACGGCGTGCCGAAGACCCGGTAGGCGTAGAGCAGGCCCAGGCCGCAGCCGGCGACGTCTTCGGATAGGATGGCGCCGTCGCCACCGGACAGCGAAGAGAACAGGGCCGGCACGAAGAACGACCCGTACTGCCAGTTGTTCACTGCGCCATCTGACAGCCGCGTCCCGATGCCGCTTTGTTGCGTGATGAGCCAGTCTGCGAGCTGTTTCAGCTTGACCTTGGCGGCGGCGATCCAACTTGCCGGCCGCTTGTTTTCGACGATCAGGTTGTACAGGTACCGCATCGCTTCCGCGGCAGAGTTGAAGCTATAGCTCGTGGTCGGTCCGTATTGCGCGTACGTCAGCGGGGCAACCGGAGCGCCCGTACCGCCGTTGGACACGTCGACGAGCTCGTGCGGTGGCAGGCCAAGGCGAAATCCGCCAGACCATGCCGGATCGCGCACGGGCAGTTCGGCGATGAGGCTGAAGATCAACGCCTCTTCGGAGTACGTGTGCCGGCGGTCGAACGGTATGCCGTGCGGGGGCGGGGGCGCCTCTTTGCGCTTCTGGCTCTCGGCGCTGATCTTGTCGCGCGTGATCGACGGCACCTCGAGGCAGTACTGGATGCAGCGCCAGAAGCCGTCCTCAAACTTGCGCAGTTGGTTCGAACGGTAGCGA